CAAGCGAGACCCATGCATCGAGTACCGAACCACGGTCCCATCCCTCAGGAAGACTACTAAACCCAACTTCGGGGTCATCAATACCACGAACGTTAACAAGCTCTTCAACAGAGTCAACATCGTTATAATCACGAAGCTGTCGTTCTTTAGCCCCCTGTAGCTCCGCGTAGTCATCTGGATTATCTGTATAGCTGTATACTTCAGCCATTGCTGCTTTATTTGCAAGGTCTTTTGGGTCTTCGTCGTCGCCAGAAAAGGTTCCGTCAAATTCAGAAAGCTGGTTTTCATCGTACACAGCATTGCCGCCACTGTTTAAAGCGACGACATACACCGGATTGTCCGATGAAGCTTCAATACTCTCCGTTTTAGGTCCGCTATCTTCATCTTCAGGCTCGCTAACGGGGAACTCAAAATTGCTCGTCATTAATTCGAGCGCAACACCCGAACCATCAGGCGTCTCAACGCGAGCAGGTGTTGTAAACTTAGCCATCTTTTGTCACCTCAATGTTATACTTATCTTCAAGATTCCCGAGTGTGAACACAGTGCCGCTCTCGGTCGCTGCGTGTGTTAATTCTTTGCCATCATCAGTTTCTACCACAGGCACTATTTCTGTCCCGCAGCCGAAGTGCCACGGTGGGACTTGTGGGAGCGGGTCGAATCCGTCATGAAGGTGTCTGTGGTTAGCTTGTCCCATCCACTGCTTCGTCAGACTTTCTTCAGTGTCAAATCGCGCAACTGCTGGCTCTTCGTTACCGCAACCTACGAGGTCTGCACAGACGTTTGTTGTGTTTTCTTCACACGTATTAATTGGTTGAACACCAATAACGGAGTCTTGATTCTCAAACTCCACAAGCTTTGTCACATTGACTGCTCTTTGAAGCTCCATGTGTGCAATGAGACGAGCGCGTTGCCGTAACCGGTCACGTGTAAATGTTCCACGCAGTCGCTCAATGATGTTCTTCATTTCGGCCCCGTTCTGAACACTACTCTCGACTTGTTTTTCGATTCGCTTGCCGAGGTCACCTACCGCGTGCTCAGTAGACCGTCTCACATTCCGTGTGAACTGCTGTGTGTTGTTTCGATGGGTGAAGTTGAAGGTTGCATCATAGTCGAGATTTGTGTCGCTCTCAAGCGTGCTGAGCGTGTCTTCAACAGTCTTCCGCATCACCCTTTTGGCTGTGGAGTTAAGGTCACTGCTCAACGCATCACGCTCGGCTTGTGCAAGAATAGACTGAATCCGTGCTGCTGCGCTTCGTGGCGCATCACGGAACTCTGTTCGGAGCCGGGACACAACTGTGTTTACGTATTTTTCAAAGGTGTTATTGATAGAAGAGGTAAGGTCTCGACGCTCACCACTTGTGCTGACGAATCGTGGGTCAGCAAGCTCCGCAGTCCAGATATTTTCTTCATTATCTGGTTCGCCGTCAGAGTCCTGTTGCTCTCCATCCGGCTGCTGCTCGCTTATCTGCTGACCCCTGTTCAGATTTCCCGAATCACCGTTGGTGTTATCATCACCGCTGTTGCCAGTGTCGTTTTCACCAGCGCCACGGTAGTCGATAATGCTTTGATTCGGCGTCTCATCGGACTTTTCCTCTTGTGGGCGACCCATCTTGAACGCAACTCTGTTTGCATCTTCTTCAGAGAGGTCAAACATTTCTTGGGCCTTTTCACTCACGACTTCGCTAAACTCGGACTCAATCTCACGGCGTGCTTCTTTAAGCTGTCTTTGAATGTCACGCTCCTGTGACCTGGACACGAACTGGTTAATCTGGCTTTCGAACGCGCCAAGCGTGTACTTTGGCATCGGCATCGACGTAAGAATGTAGTCAATATCGAACTGAAGGTACTCAGCAATATCGGCAACTTCTCCGGAAATCGTCGTGACGCCCACATCACCACGAACACCGTGCTTCAATCCAGGCTGGAAATTGTCCATATCGTGTGCATTCATGAATCGGTCAATATCATCACGCTCCCACGGCTGTTCATCCGTTCCAAACATAAACAGCCAAAGCGGATACGCTTTAGACGCGATTGCTTCATCGTTGTCTTGTAGCTTTTTCTTCAGCCCTTCAATACGGGAGCTACAGGACTCAAGCCGCGAGGTTCCAAACACTTCACCAACGTCTGCGTCACGAGTCAGCGGAACAATCTGGTCTGCTGTCCAGTATTTCTTAAATTCATCATCGTTCCGCCAACGGTTAACCTGCATATCTTGCTCGTAAGCTGCTGCGAGGCCACTGTCCGTCTTTGGAACATCAGCGGTGTTGATGTGTTGGTCATCGCTAAATATCCGCTGTGGCGGCTCAGGCGGCAGCAGAAGTGCCTGTCGCGGCATTGTGTGTACTTCTACCGACTCAGGGTTAATGAGCTTGACACCATACAGAATGTCATGGTCTTCCTTAGCAGGCACTTTCTCGACTAATGCTGTGCCACGAACTTCACGCTGTACAGTGGCTTTCTTGAGCAGCTTCATTACGTCTCTGTCGCGCTTTCCTTCAACGATTGCTGCATTACCGAGCCAACGCATAAGCCGATTAGTCTCATCCTGGTCAAGCACGTCAGACTCAACACGGTATCCGGGTTCTACGACTTGTCTTGCGAACGATGTAATCGGTTCGCGGATAATCGGTGTCGTCTCAAACTGCCGCCAGTACCGACGCATTCGGTCTTTCGGCGGCTCTGTTCGCTCAATATCTCCACCTGATAGGTGTGGCCGGTTAGCGAAGCTATCCTGGCTCTGTGGGTCAGGCGCACCAGCTTCGTTACGAAGTTCGGCTGCGTCACTACGTGAACTGCTCGAAGACTCAGACTGGCGCTGTCGGCCACCGAGTACGCGACTCCGAAGATTTGCACTGTTATTTGCCACAATACATCACCTCACTGTAGGTCCTCGTTAATATCCACTGACACGAAGCCGTCAGCCGGGAATGTTCGTTCACCGCCAGTTGCATCGTCCACAGCGACGACTTCAACATTATATATGCCTGCGTCACTTGTGTCCGTAGCATCCCATTCATACTCTACTTCACCGTTTGTCGTATCAAGCACGTTCATCGAAGTCCCAGCAACAACACTGTTGTCATCAGAATCGTGCATATAGAACTCCGGTGTCATTCCAGTCAAGTCATACGAATCACCATTCTCATCGAGTAACTGACCCTGAAACGTCGGCAATGTATCTCCGGTCTTCAGCGTCGTGCCTTGATATACGTCAATTCGTGCATCTGTCATAGTTGATAATAGTTCAATTTGTGCCATTGTCAGCGGACGGTTCCAAGATTAAATGGCTTCATGCTGCCCTTGTCCGAAAGAGCTGTTCGTTTCTTATCCTTTGCCCATACAACAAGTGCCATCGCGTCGGCGAAGTCGTCGTGTTTACCCGATGGGTGGAAGATTTTAAGCTTCCCCGAGCTTGTATATTCATATTCGAGCGCGGTTAACTGTTGCTTCATCGTGTTCGTGTCCCGACCCGCGTTTGGCTCAAATCTGAACTTGATTGTCTGATTTTGGAAGTTATTCTTTAGATTCGAATAGATTGACTGCTTTCTGTCGAGTGTGAACTTGATACCTTCAACCTTTCCGCCGAGGTCTTCTTTCACTTGGTCAACAACACCCGCACCGAGGCCGGTCTGGTCGATAAGGATTTTGTCATAGTCGTTGTACTTGTCAAGCTCTCTGATTCGCCCCATCGCGTCCGTAAGCTCTTTGTTAGAGGTGTGTTCGATACTGAATATGTTACCGTGCTGGTCCATTGAGATGTACACAGATTCGTCATCTCCCGTATGAGCAAGGTCTACGCCAAGGTATGCCTCTTGTGTTTCTCGCTGAATGGGATGGCCCACAGCGACGTTCTCGTTCGTAACTTCTTCTTCAGTGAAGTACGCATCAGCGTTCTCATCGAACTCGCCCTTAATCTCACGCTTGAACTGCATCGGCGTAAGGTTCTTCCGCTGTTGCTCAATCCACTCTTGGGAGACTTTCGGATTCCTCATTGTCGGCACTTGCTGGACGAAATACCTGTTCTCGTCTCGCTGTGCTCCATCATACCGCTTCCAGAAGAATCCACGCTTACCACGTGGTGTGGAAATCATGACGAATTTGTTCTCACCAACAGCAAGGAATGGCATCAAGACTTCCTGAAAGATTTCTTCGGGCACGTAAGCTGCCTCGTCTACGATAAGGAGGTCAGCACCGTATCCACGGATGTTTGAGCCATCACGACCAAGAGGTAAACACACAATCCGCGAACCGTTGGAGAAGTTGACCTCGGTCCGCGTCTCGCGCTGAATCCCCCACTCGTGGTTCTCCGCTTCACTTTGTCGGATTTCTGACTTGATTTGTCGGAACAGTTCCATTGATTGCCGCTGTGTCTTCGCTGTCAGCAGCACTTCCGCCTCTGTGTGTGTAATCGCGTACCAGAGTGCTTTCCACGATGCTGAACGCGACTTACCCACACGGCGGCCTGCAACGAACAGTTTCCGGTTCGATGGATTATCCAGAAACTCTTTTTGGTAATCAAACGGCTCGATACCGATAAACTCCTCTACGAAGTAAGAGGGGCTTGTGACAAGCCGTTTCAGGTCAAGAGAATCATCAATCATGTTCGCTCTCTCAGATGCCTATCTGGAAATCATCAAGCTGTCCTTGCAAGTTTTCATTTGCTGAAAGCATATAGGCGAAGCCGGGCTTGACGAGCAGAATCCAGTGCGTGTGGCCGTTGTCGAGAAGCTCATAGTTTCTGATGAACTGTTCAGGCAGGCCAAGCACATTGCCTGGAACGCCCGGCTCGCCCGAAAGCTGAAAGTACGGTGACTCGCTCATCCCGACACGCGCCCACGGCGGTGAGTCAGTCTGCCCGTACAAATTAGCCTCAATGTAGTCATGCAACGCTTGTTCGATGATTGGGCCATCGTCATAGGCTTGTACTTGTAGCCGAGCACCGTAGTATCCACCACTAAATGGCTCTAATGGCGTGTTCTTGAAGGCTTCAGCGGTATAATCAGGTTTGTCAGTCATCGTCATCACTTTCTTGTCGGAGCTTTGACAGTTGCTCGGCAATCGACTCACCGCTTTGTGCCTTCTGACTCTCCGGGTCATCGAGTAAGCCGAGTTCCTTCATCTTGCGTGTCATCGTTCGGTCGAGGCGGTCATATGCAACGTTGATGGGGTTTTCCTCGTCTTCAGTAACAAGTTCTCCATCACGCATCACTGGGTCTCCCTCATCGTCACGAACAATGTTTTCTTGGATGAGTCCTTCCTCGGCCGTGTAATCGTTAGATTGTCGCTTTTTGTGTGTATCAATGGCAATTTCACGGAGCATTTGGAACTTCTGGAAGTTATCAGCACTAAACGGTGCATCATTCAGCATCGAGCGCACAAGCTCGTCCATCCACACTTGTTCTTCTGGCGGGCGTGCGTCGGAGTAGTTATACCCGTGTGTGTACCAGAGTTCATTCGCTGCGTTCGTTTTCAGCTCGTAGACACTCCCAGCAACACCATGATAGGTACACCGGCCTGCCCCAACGTGGTCAGTCTTATATCCTGCACGGTTGTTGCAGTATCCGTTAAAGAGTTGTTGTTCCCGTTCCTCGTCATCTTCCCAATTCCACTTGCGAGCATTACAATAGTAAGCGGGGTCAATCTTCTCTACATCATCAAGCGGCTCCCCGTGTAGCTCCTCCTCGTTATCCGGTCGTGGCTCATCAGACATAATATACCACCGTGTTGGTCTTCATAATACTTGTAATCATCATCGCTGTTTAAAAGTCCATCATCTTTTATAAGTCTCTATGGAGGTGCGCTCTGTGTTCATTTCGTCAAAAATAATTCGTTCTGTCGCGGATAGCTTGCCGAATCTGTTGATGGTCGTTGGACCCCATCCCAAACGCCTCCAGTAGCTCGCGGAATGCATCGCGCAGAATAATCCGGTT